GTTGGCCGCAGATCTTGCCATCTGTGCAGAGGCTTGAGACCGCTCAAGAGGTGAAAGTTTGAAAGCCTCTGGCCAGGTAATCTGAAGGTTCTGTGGAGCTGGTAGAACGCCCGCGTTCACGCAGAGAGATATAAATGGCCTAAGAATTTGGGGCTCTGCGTATTCAGTAACGCGCTCCGAAACACGCTCGCTCCAAGCAGCACGATCTTGCTGGGAGACGTTCTCACCACGAGCCGAGCCGGTCATGATGGATTGTGGCATACCAGTTGCAGCTGAGAGTAGTGCAAGGGAGACATTGAACTGTCCTGTAGGATCGTTGGCTTGGGTTGCGAGGGGACTGATCTTTACACCGCGTGTACGAATGAACCTTCGCATTTCGTGCTGGTAGTCTTCAATCTCCTTTTGAAGGTGGGCCGCATCTTCAGCTGAAAGATCCATCTCCTTATCGACGTCAACCTGCATACCTCGGTTGGCGAGGAGCCAGAAGGCTTCAGCACCACCACCGGAGATCTTGAAGATATCGTCTAGGAGGTTATTAACATATTCGAGTCTACTTCGACCATAAACTGAATCCTCGAGGAGACCCTCGGCAACGTGCATGAAGCGCGTATAGTGGCAATCGAACTGTCGACGCCCAGCTTCGGATGAGTAAGTAAATCCTGCGTTACCGGTGCGAAGTTCGGGACGGAATCTTCCCGGCGCCACTGTATAGAGGACGGGAAGCCCGAACCTTGGGGATGTCTTGTTCTCGTCATATGTTTTGACCCTCACAGCAGCTTCTGCATATGGTTGTAGGTAAAGGATCTTACGTCCAGCACTTTGTTTCACTGGTTGGGCAAGATTTTGTCCATCGTCGAAGCCGAAGACGAGTCCAGCGAATTGTCCCAGGCCTGCTAGTTTGTCCAGCCTGATAAAGTTTGCCCAAATATTTGGACCCGAGATACTTGGGTTGATTAAGCCGTTCCAAGCAGTCATGAAGGCAGGATCTGCAGCTAGCTCTGGGGGATCTGCCCATGTAGATAGGACAGGCTGGTCGATGATGCGCTTAGCGATGTCTTGACGACAATACCTACCGACGTAGTCTTGCTGTTGTAGTGTACGATAGTAACCGAGGACGGCGTACATGTCTCGAGCGCCGCCATATTGCATACCCGTCAACCAGAGACGGACCCGATTCATCATGGACGACAGAACATTAGAGTTCTGGTTGGTAATATCGTCCTGATTCAGGTTGGCTTTGATTTTAGTCTGCTCGTTCATGACGACCCCCATGTAGCACCGCGAAGACTAAACTCAGCTTTCTTCTTGGGCTTAGTATCCGTGGAAGGTAGATTACTACCCCAAGTAGCGGAGAAGACTCTCTTACCCGTCAATTTGGTGTATGCAGCACCTGTGGTATCGATCTGATCGTCATAATCACCAGTGGGAAAGGAATCGAACTCTTTGATGTAGTCGTTGTTCCAGTCACCTGTGACTAGGAAGACCTTACCAGCTTCGGCAGCAGCTAATAGGGGTTGGGAACGAATTAGCTTGTTCTTGACAACGGGGATCGCAGTTACTTTGAACTCAGGTAGGACATTACGAGCATAGTGTTCGACTAGTGCTTTACCTGCAGATCCTGGCTCCTGTTCGATCAGAATTTCTGTTCCGATACCATCATCGACGGCGGTCTGGCGAACCATCTCTTCGACGAACATCGGTGAGAGCTGACGTCGTTTGATGTTACCGATAAAGAAACGATCGTGATCTCGTTCCCAACCACATAGACCACCAGTAGAGAAGTCACCACCACCTTCAGTAGCGGCAAGATCCCACGATCGGACCCAGCGAATCTTAGCATTGGGAATGATATCGACTTTCTTAAGCCAGTTACCATTAGCAATCTTCCGAGTCTCATCGACTGGATGCTGTTGGTACATTGCCTCGAAGAAGGTAGATCCGAGATCAATTCTCACTTCATTCAACGCGTCAATTGGCCAACGTTCTGGGAATAATGCATCTCCAGCTCGACGCCCAATCTCATCATCACCTTCTGCAATGGCAGGGAATACTATATTACGCCAGCGGCCAGGAAAGGCTTTGACAATACGGCCAATCAAATCATCTGAGTGCCACCTGGTCGCGATGATGATGATGCTCGCCCCCGGCTCTAGACGTGTTCTCGCTGTGGTAGCGAACCAGTTCCAGATGTAGTCTCTGTACGTGGGCGAGAGCGCCTCTTTGATCTCCTTGATATAGTCGTCCACGATAAGAACGTGTGCACCACGACCAGTAATCGCACCACCAACGCCGATTGAGTACATATACCCATCGGTTTCGGTCAGGAAAGCATTGACGCGCGAGACATCTTGACGGACACGAGCACGGAATACGTGTTCATTGTCTCGGAGCATATCACGGACTCTCCGTCCGCTCTGCTCAGCAAGGTCTGCACCGTAGCAGGTTAGGATGACGTTATGCCTCGGGAAGTTTTCTAAGACCCAGGCTGACGTTCCAATAGAGATCAGCTCTGTCTTTCCATGGCGGGGAGGGGCGGATATGATGATACGAGCACCGCCTTTAGCGACCTCCCTAGCGACAATAGCCGAGCAATATTGTAGCCAGGGAGCAGCAATCCACTGACCTCCCGTGACGTGATTCATCATTGTGGCAGGAGTTAGACGCCAGTTAGATGCTAACTGCTTCAGGATTCCTTGGTCCTGTGGCGTCATAATGGCCATTATTTGGCACCGATCTTTAAGATCAGCTCTTGTAGAGCTCCGACATCTGGTGCTTTGGCAAGGATCTCCCTAATGTCTAGTTCCTGCGTTAACTCACCCTCGGGAGTTAAGATTGGCTGCCCATTAATATTGGTTTGAGTGGCTGTTGTAGTCTGCGTCAGTGAACGCATGAGCAATTCGACAGGTTGAGCAGCTTTATTGCTTGAATCCTTCGGATGTTGGAGACTGATCCCTAGGGATTGTCGCTGTAAGGCGACGAGTTTCGTCAGGACGTTGACAAATTTATCAGGTTCGCTCTTAAGAGAATCCCAATCAATTTGGGTTCCAAGCGCAAAGATCTTGGTTAGGAGCTTCTCAGACTCCAGAAAATGCTTATCATCCGTCTTTAGAATGCGTTGTTCACGCATCCTTTGGTAGTGGGCGACAGCAAAGGCGTCACTTGCTTGAGCACGTAGACCCCAGTAATACTGATGGAAGAGAGCGTTTCCACGCTCCGTTGGGAGTCCGGTAAGTAAAGCTAGCTGTCTCGCTCCGGGTAAGAGGAGGTATTTTTCGAACAATGCATGGTCTTCTGCGCTTTCGAACTCAGTAAACTGAGCCCAAAGTGGTTGACCATTCGGTAAAGCAGGATAACCCTCATAATAAGTGATAGGAATAGTAGCAGCAGCCAAGAAATCCAGGAGTTGGTCAAACTTCTCCTCCGTGACGTCCTGGAACATCGTATGATCGAGAAGATCCGGACGATAAATGATGGTCGGTAGACCATATTCATTCCTTGGAATACTCGCCGTTAGGAGCGCAAGTAGCTCTGCACGACTCGAGACCTTAGCTGCTGGGAGATCTGGCTGAGGAACAAAGGCTCTTAAGACCTGTGGAACGATGACGGGGGGTGCTTGAATGTCTACAGGCGGATTAAGAACGTCTTCCACACCCTTAGGTAATGGAGGGAGGACTTCTTGTTGAGCAGTCTTAGGTGCGTCGAGCGTTACCGTCTCAACGTTGAGTGGTCGCTGGAAGTGTTCTAAAGTGAGCTGACGCACCTAAGAGCCGTTGGGTTGAATTGGATTATGGTTACTTCGTCGCATTCGGACGAAGACGAAGACCTGCGCTCACGGAGATATTACCTGCGGAGTATTTGATGGGATCGCTGTTCCACTCCCAGGAGAGTGATCCGTAGATCGTCACTTCGATCTGTTGGTCAGCGTTCGGCTCGGCGAGAAGATCCACGAAAGCTTCGCCCGCTGCGACGGCAGCATCTTGATCGGTCGCGTGGGATGGTTGAGCGGCGACCACATCATCGAACTTCTGAGCGATCTGCAGCTTCGCATCTTCCTTGGAATCGGCGGTGACAGAGAAACTATAGGACATTGTAGCTCTCCTGAAAGCTTGACCATTGATCGTTGTATTATATATGGGCTTTTCAGGGAAGTCAATCCGTCTCTTTTTGGTCATTTAGGTCCTTCCGATTCTTCCGATTTGTCTGGCTTGGGCCTCTGTTTTTAACCCAGTGAGATTTCCGTACGATTTGTGGAGCCCTGAGTGCCAAAATCGGCTATTATACTAGTTATAAACAGAAAATTTTTCTCTTTTTGGTTAAACTATAGAATATAATCCTGTTGAGTTATTTTATTTCTACTATATAATACTTTTATGTTAAGAAATAGTTCTTAACATAATATGAGGTAATAAAATGACCAAATCCAACGAACAAGTTTCTCCTTCTCTCCCTTCTCCCTCCTATGACGAATCCCATCTTTCGTCACTCACCACAACCTCCTCCAAGATTCGTTACTTGGACTCATGTGGGATCAAAAGAGGACCTATCTCAAAGATCCTTGGGATTAGGTACCAATGGGTTCGAAATGTTCTCATTACTCCTTTGAAGAAGGGATAAGTAACGACTATCGTTACTTCTCAACCATCACAACGACATAATATGAGGACATTATATGTCCTCATATTATTACCATAGAGGGACATAATATGTGGTCATTATATGACTGGACGGATAAGGGACTGATATTGATAGCCGTCACGTTGGAGGTGGTGGGAATGATTCTCACTTTCGTCCCGTACTTATAGTACCTAGGCCATATATGTCCCAGGATATAAATGTCCCGGGACATAATTGTCCCAGGTATGTGACCGGGCCATAAATGTCCCACCCGTAAAGGACCGGTCAGTCCGTTATGACCTGCCGGGGACCTGTCCAACAGGTCCAACTGGTCCGCAAAGTTGGCACGGTTTGCCTGGCCCGGCCCGTTGGCGGTACTCTATTCTACCTTGCGGGGACCGGTCTCCTCCAACTAGTCCGGGCGCCTCGCGGTAGTGGCTAGCGGCGTCCGTTGACAGTACTCTAGTCTGTGCTACTAGTTTTGAACCCGTCTAACTTTCTGCGGTGGGTACATTTGGACGTGACCCCGAGGATGATCCCTCGTTATGTTGTAGTCTCTACCATGAGACCAACACTATATCCTAGTAGAGCCGACAACAACTAAGGATTTCTAGGGCCCAAATATAGCTAACTAGTGGGGGACCAGCTTAACAGGACTCTAATGATTTCAAATAGTTATCTATTGGTCCCTAGTTAGTTAGTTTTTTCTTACTATGTATATAAAAGACTTTATATAGTTTATTACCAATATTCATGGTAAATTCCTATACCTTCCTCTCTCTTTTCTCAAAAGTTCCAACAGATAAAAAACTAACTAACTAGGGACCCATATCTAACTCGTTGATTTTAAACGATTCCCTTAAACCACGTCCCCCACTAGTTAGCTATCAAAAAGCACTAGAAATCCTTAGGTATCGCCCGCCAATCGCTTAGGTTATTGTATCCGCTCCTTAATTCTTTAGGTCGACCAGCTTTTGACCCCTAGATTTGACCTAAATTTTGAGGTATAATAATGAATACTCCAAAAAGAGTATACCATTCTCCAACTCCAACCAAGGAGCAAGACCATGAACACCCGTATCACAGTATGTATCGATTGTGACGAAGATCACGTCCTGGAACTCGAACAGGTTCTGAATCGACTCTATGAGTCCAACCGCGCCAAGATCAAGAATTGGGACATCGCGGTGGACGAGCTCAACGACGATGACGAAGTCGTCGAGCAGTAGGAGCGGGAGCGAGAGCAGAAACTAGTGAGTGGCTCTAGCAAATAAATCTTATGGGCTGCCACTCATTTTGCCCGTAGATTTGACCTCAATTAGTTGATATAATCTATTTAGTAAATGGGAAATGGTTCCCTTTACCATCACAGGAGAACTACAATGTCCAAGCGCAACCAGAACACGGCGGAAGCGATCGAAACCAGCGTCGAGACGCAGGTCGCGGAAACTAGTGCGAACGTCAATCCCATCACGCCGGCCGCCAATACGCTCACCTCCGAACAGGATACGAGCGTCCGCGCCATGAAAACCAAGAGCGAGCAGATCCGCTACCTCGCCGCGCTTGGTTGGAAAACCGGTGCGATCGCCAAGCATCTCTCCACGCTGTATCCGAAACCGGTGATCTACCAGCACGTCCGCAACGTGCTGAAGCAGCCGTTGAAGAGCGCCTAATCAGAACGAGGAGCGCTCCTCACATCATTCGGTAGGTCTTCGGACCTACCTTTTGGTGTCGTTACTACCCAATAACACATCATGGAGAACCATATCATGTCTCAAGCCGAGTTTACTGTCAAGATGCGCAAGGTTCGCGAAACGCCTGGCGCCATCCTCTTCCAGGAGGTCGATAACGACGGCAAAGACGTCGATTCAAAGTCTGGCCTCCTGAACACAATGTACGTTCGGAAGCTCTCCTTCGTCGCTGTCCCAAGTCACATCGTCGTGACGGTCCAATACGACCAGAAGTGATCAGCGCGTGAACGTTAAGTTCGTACTAGCAGTAGGGTACCTTTGTGCCCTACTGCTTGCGTTTGGTGGACAGAAGTTTCTGGCCAACTACTTTACGCACCCACACGAAAACCAGTTGCTATTTCACCCAGAGCCGCATAGCAACATCCCACACTCAAAGCCGTACGACTACAACCGTACAAAATCCTTCCATTAAAATTCTGGGCGACCATCATTTGGACTCTTGAAAGCCACCAAATATTATGGTATAATAGTTACATAATCACAGGAATCTCTACCTATGCCGATTACTATCAGATATTCCGCCATCAAACGATGCCAAACTCGTTCGGTGACGTATTCGCACAAAAGCCTCTCAACCTTATTTGATCGGCTAGGTTGGTCTCATCAGATCATTCCTCCTGCGACTATGATCGTACAATTCCAGAAGACCTTCGACGACTACGATTGCGCCATTAAGGGCCGCAAGGAACTCGAAGAAGGTCTCCGATTGGTCCACAGAAGAGTCGCCTATCGACTCGAGTCTATCACAAGGAGCTAACATGTCCATCTCGCCCGACATTCAAAAGCGCTTAGGCGAAGCCATTATCAACCTTCGCGATCGTGTTCACAACGAAGTCGATAGTGCGGCCCTCTTAAAGGAGGCTGTTCTAAGCTTTGGACCAGCTTGTATCTTTGACGAACCAAAGAACGATGAGCAGGCAAAAGGTATGTTGATCGTTATCGATTGGCTTCGAACCTTCATCTAAGGAGCTAACATGATTGTACAGCTCACATATAGAACAGCTCGCATCTACCTACTTCTTTGCTCGGTAGCATACGCTGGGCCGAATACTACAACTACCACTACGAAGGCGCCCGACAACAAGCAACCATCACCCATGAACATCTGGGCACCTAACATCCATCACACCGACGGTCTCAAGATCATGCGCAATCTTGACAAAGTTGGTGACGATCTCTACGAACAAACCAAAGCGCGTAAGGCTCGAGGAGAATAGCATGGCAAAAACGCAAGTCTCGAACGCTACCGAAGAATCGATCCGATTCCTCGATGACGGCAGTGCAATCGTCGTAAAGCGTAGTCCCTTCAGTAGGGAATACCACACGATGACGATGACGCTCAATGACGAGCAATACTCCGACTGGAAATGTGGAGTACTCATCCAGAACGCGATGCCCCATCTAACAGCAAATGAACGTGAATTCCTAATAACGGGAATCACACCAGAAGAATGGGACGACACCTTCGGGGAGGAGCCAGATGATCCAGGTCATTAAGTTGGCGAACCAATACTTGGATGGTCTCATAACGGCCAACCAGTTCAAGAAGGAACTAAGCGGTCACTTGTCCTTATTCAGGGACGATTATGAGCTCAAGACCTTCTGCGCAGCACTAGTCATCGGATGGGAGGAGCATGTACCATGATGCACGAACGTAACACACCTCAAGTGCCG